AACTCTCAGATGAATCAGCAACTGGTGTCCAGCTCTCGGAATTGTCTGATTGCGGTGTCCAGCTCTCGCTGGTGTCTGGAATGGCTCCCCAGCCAAATCCAATCATCACGCCAACAGCACAGATCGACTCAACGCCGGTGATCCCAATGGATACGACATTGCCAACAGTGCCAACAGATCCTGTGCCTTCGACGCCAGTAATTGCTTGGAACGAAATAACCTCTGCGCCCATCGTCCCAACAGCACCAGTGGCGGCATTGCCTGTGATGGATGTGGTGCTGGTGATGCCAACCGAGTCAATGGCGCCAGTCGCGGCGTTGCTATCCAGGTCAACTGCTCTGGTTGCTGTGACGCTGCCAACCGCCAAGGTTGACTCATTGCCGGTGACGGCATTGGTTGATGTCGCCAGTACCGATCCAACAGCACAGGTGGACGCATTGCCAGTGATGGCAATGGATACAGTCAGCCCGACTGTGCCGACATTACCTGTGGCAATCGTGCCATCTTCTTGGATTGATCGGTCTGCTAGTAAATTGCCAACCGCCAAGGTTGACGAATTGCCGCTGATAACGACATTGCCTATGCCGTAGACGCCAAGCCCGTAATAGCCTGTTCCATATGCAGCCATGTTGCTGCCCCTGCTTTAAGCCAGCCTGATCAGGCCAGTGCTTGCATCGTTGACCGGCATGGTCAGGGTGAATGTCCCAGCAGTCACTGTCTGACTGCCGAATGTGTGGACGCTGACTGCCTTGTCTGATTGGGTCGAGTTATAGATCAGGACCGCATCAAATGCTGTTGACAATGTGACGGCTGAGTAGCTGATGCTGGCGCTGGGCGTCACAAAAGCTGTCGTGCCACTTGTGCTTGGTGGCGTGCCAAATGTCACTGTCACGCCGCCTGCGGTGTAGCCTGTGCCTGTCACCTCACCAGATGAGCTGTAGGCCGTGGTGGAAGCATTGACAGTGGCAGAGGCCAAGTACAAGGCGGCCTTGAATGTGTCGGCGGTGGTCGCTGCGCGAACAACACCAGTACCGAAATTGTGGTGGCCGACCAGCAGCTCGCCTTTGAAGCTGGTGCACATGGCTTGTGTATTAGCGATGATAGTTCCCCTTAAATTTGTTGACTGATGCCGTCAGCAAAGACACTGCTCTTGAGAGCCATGTGGACAGACCGATGCACCATCTCGCCATCCAACCAATACTCTACCCAGCTCGTTGTCTCGGTATCGTTGTCGAGAGAGCCTTCACGCTTTTCAAGCAGTGACTCGTCCATCTCGCCCTTGGTGGTGGTAATCATCATCCAAATGTCCTTGCTCTTGCCAAAATCGCACCGCCCGATGTAGAACCGCGATCATCTGCAATCTGCAACTGATCTAGTCCTGCCTGGTAAAGCGATGACCACACTGGGATTCTCGCATCGTCTTGCAGGTATGGCGCGGCCTGCAACAAAGCGCCGTAAAGATAAACGTCAGGCGCTTGTGTCAGCAGCCAGTTGGTTGCCACTATGGATGACAACTTTGTCAACTTGGCGTAATAGACCAGCTCTGCCGTGTATGCGCCATCAGGAATTGGAAGCAATCGGAATTGGTTTCCAACCACCGAAAAATACAGTGGCTTACCGCTGGACAAGTAGGTGGTGTTGGCCAACTGATCCATGGCGTCAATGGTTTGAAACGTCAGGTTGGTCACTGGATTGGTGTTGATCTTGATGGCCTTGGCCTCCAAGAAGTCATCAGGCACAGTGCCATATTCAGCAGCCGCCGCAAATGACGCATTGGCACGCACAATCATCTGGCGGGTGCGAAGCTGGCGCTCGATCTGAGCCTCTGCCAGGCTAATGAAGTCGGGAATGGTGGACGTCAAATCCTGCCGGTTGAGCCAGTCAGCCAGCGAGGTTTTGAGTTCGTTGTATGTCGTGAGTGCCATTAGACTGCCTCTTTTTCCATCTCTTCTTTGACGATCCAAGTGTGTTCGTGTCTGAATTCAAACGTGCCAATGTGGCCGATCTCTTTCGAGACATCATGGTCAATATACACCTTGTAGCCCAGCTCCTGAGCCTTCTTACAAAAGAACACGTCTTCGCCCATGTAACCGCGAGTGCCAGTCTGCCAAGGCATGTCAAACCATGGCTCAGTCATGCCCTCAAAGACACCGCGCTTGATCAGCATGATGCCTGTTCCGACAGAGCCAATCTCTTCCAAGCCTGTTGACTCTGGCATGGTGTAAACCTGTTGGCGCTTGCCGTTCTCGTCATAGTTCTGCGCAGTGGGTCCTGTTGGCATACGGCGCCGTGCGCAGTTGGCCGCCACGATGTCCACATCATGCGCCAGCAAACGCTGGATCATGTCCTGCGGGAACGTCATGTCTGAATCAATAAACAGGATATGGCTGCACCCTTCGCGCATCGCATCCAAGCAAAGATCAGCACGCTGATTCTGGATCAGTGTGCCTTGCAGGATCTTCAAGCTCACAGCGTCAGTGGTGTTGAGCGTGTGGTACGCAACCATGTTGACCATGCAATAGGTGTAGTTGGTGTGTACTTGATCCCGCGCTGGGGTGCAGACTGCAATGTAGTTCATACTTTTCCTGGTCTCACGCGAAAGAATTTGTTGTCAGGGTCGTTTAAAAATTTTTTCATGTAAGCCTGGTCATCAATCTTTCCCTCGGCCTTCATCTGATAGTAAAGAGACTCAGGAATGCTGGCAACGTGATGCCATTCGCCCTTCCATGTAGCCTTCTCATCAATGGCAGCCAAATCGCGCTTGTTGGCCTCAATGACGGCAGTGATGTCCTGCGATGTTTGGATCGTTGCCTCACCAGTGTCATCGTTGTAGTGCCAAGTGCGGGTGATTCCCCTGTCGGGGTTTGCATCAAGAAATCGTTTTTCCATGTAAGTAGGGGGAAGATTTCTCCTCCCCCTTCCCTCTTAGTGATTAAGAAGTGATCAAGTCTGCTGCCAGACCGTGTGCGTTCTCAGCCAACACCTTATGGCCGAATTCGATCAACAACATGCGCTTTTCAGCGTCACCAGTCTTTGCCAACTCAACTTGTTGGTAAGGACGCAGGACGGTCATCTTTGCGTACTCAGGGTCGATCACCCATGCATCGCGCTCGCGTTGAAATCTGTTCGCAATTACGGCCACGGTCCCGAAATCTGACACGTATAGGTCCACCGCGCCAATTAAAGTAGCAGGTTTTTCGCCGCCATTAATATTAAAGCGTGAAGATGCAATGCCAGCAAAACCAGAAACGCGCTGTTTGTTAACAGGGCCGCACATCAGGATCTTTGGTGTACCGCCAGCAGACCACACCTTTTGAATCACATTCTTCAGAATGGTTTCAGTGAAGGTGCGCACGTTGCCGTCAGTGCGTGCACTGTTTGGCAAGGTGGTGTAGCTTGGGTCAACGCCGTTGGTTTGCTTGTCAGTGTTGGTCTTGACAAATGCGCCCAAAGAGGCAGTAGCGCGAGCTGTGGTGGTGTTACCAGCAGCGGCAACTGCGCCATTCAAGAATGTGAATTCTTGGTCACGCTTCAACTCAGCACCGCGCTTGGCGATCTGATAGGCCAACTCAGAACGACGACCAGCTTTGTTGACCACTTCTTCAGTGTTGGACAAAACGATGGTCTTGCGAGCGATCTGAGCATAGTTGGTCAAACGCACAGTGGCAGTCACTGAGTCGAATGTGCCAACGTCATCACCTTCCAACTGGGCGTTTGCAGCGGCGTCAGCCAGTGCATCGGTCTGCCACTCAAACAATGTGTTGGAGATGGTTTCGCGGCCAATGTTGGATTGGTAAGGAGTCTCTTCGGGAGAGATGTTGGTGATCACATTGCTGAGATCTTCGCGGATACCCTTTGCAGAGTAGGTGGTGAATGTATTGCTAACGATAGTCATGATGTTTCCTTATTTCAAGAGTTTGTAGATTGCATCAGCCGCATCATCGACACGGCCAGTTTTTGCTAGACGCTGTTGTGCTCGCATTGCTTCTGTATTGCTTGAAACTCTCCCTGCTGCACCAGGCTTGGC